CCTTACTATTAAACGGGCATTGAACATCGTCTCAAGGGCTTCTATGAACGTGCCTAATGTTGGTGTAGTATCTGATGAAGTTGGATACCCCTTATTGTAGGCAGGTGAAACGGCTGAAACCACCTTATCAAAGATTGAATCTGCATCCCTCACCAATGGAACACCCACGAATACCCATTGTTTGCTGATTGTTGCGGATGCAAAACTATACCCCATGTAGTTGCAGGACTTTTCCAGTAGATCAAGAAATCTCGTCCCTAAAAAGTTCCTTTTCGGTGGGAAGTAAGTCGCCAATAACTGCGCCCCCAATTTTATGACTGCAACCAACACTGCTGCAGTGTAAATAATTTGTGCTGCTGCCTTCAAACTCGCTGCGATAATAGCACCCGTATTGACCACAGGTACACCTGCAAGAGTAAAGGAAGGAATTGCTGCCATCTGAACGTCTGCGATTGCTGATGCAGTATCTTTTATCGCTTGGATCAGTTCCTTGGTCATAATGAACGCCACAATACCCAATTGTAATGAAGCCTCCAGTTGATTATCCTTGACAATAAAGTACGGGACTCTACGAATACTAAAGTCCACGCCTTGCGATACCATGTACTCGAAGGAAAGCCCTGCTGCCTGTGTCCTGAAGTCGTCAAGATAGCCCCTACGAATGATTGTAATTTCCACTTCGTGTTGCCTTACTTTCATGCCCTCGATTAGATCAACGTAGTATTGCAATGTTATGCCACCTTCCATCGTTACTTTGTACGGGATCGCTTGGAATATACCCACTGAAGCGATGTGTTGGTCAATTATGTCCTTGGCTTCCCTTGGAAGAACAATTGTGTCAGTGCTAAGGGATAGTATTTCCGGATTTCCACTGAAATCTGAGATAACACCGATTTCTAAGCGATTTCTCGGTGTTATTTCTATATCGTTGAGGTAATGTATCATTTGCGTACTTTGAATCGATTATACGTTGTGCTATTGCCTCTCACGCGCTTTTCTACAATTTCCACGACTGACTGCGTAATTTCGCCTAATTCGATATTCGTCTCAGGTTTGTCCTTGATGATTTGCTTGAGGTCTTTGATTTCGTTTACAAGTAAGGTCAGTTCCAGTGCGGATGCCGATTGTGTCGCCCCCTCCATCATTTTGCCGTTCTGATATTCCTGAGCCACCTTTGCCAATTGCGTATTGGTAAGTGAACCAATCTTCTCGTTAAGGCTCTTAGGAATTACCCTCTCATTTGGATGCAGTACGGCATGGAATCCACCCTTACCATCAACACCACGCCCATTGGTGCCTGTATCCTCAGTTCCTTCAAGGAAGGTAGGAAGGGAAGCAATGAACTGCTGAAGAAGGGTAGTGTCTCGAATCGTTTCGGCTAATGCATTCTTTGAGCCGTTTTCCACCTTTTGCGAATACGTTGAATACACTGACTCGGCTAACTTGATTCGTTGTTGGCGTTTCTGCTCTCGTTCTTTCTTCATGTTTGCCTCATCGATAATGCGTTGTTGTTCCGCAAGTGATTGTTGCGCATTAATGTTGCCCTGCTCGGCTAAGGATTTGTAATTCTCGTATTGTTTTTCTGCTGCTGCAATTTCCTTATCCAATTGGTCAATTCGCTTGTTTGAATATTGTATGAACAGGTCTGCAGTTTGTTTGAATAACTCCCGTTTACGCTCCTCGGCTGCCTTTATTTTTGCAAGTTCATCTTCGCGATCTTTATCTGCTTTTTCCTTGTTGTTTTCGCGCCATGTTGCCACGTTCTCGTCTGCCTCTTTAGTCAGGTTAGTAATAACCTCAATTGATGCCTTTTCTAAGGCGTAAATTTCATCTGCCGTATTCTCGGTTACTATCTTGTTTTCCAATGCAAGATCAGAAACCCTTGTCTTTTCTTGGTCGTCCAGTTCTTTAACCTTCTTTTGATAGTTGGCTTGGATTTCGGTCTTTTCAGAAGCCAATAATTTATCGTTTTTAAGAAGTTCGTCCCTTTCCTCCTCCAATTGTTTGTAGCGTTCTTTTTTCTCCCTCTCGTAAGTGTCATTATTCATTTTGATTGTAGCATCCCTACGTTGTTCTAAGTTCCGGATTTCTACCCCGTACTTTTGGTCGGCTAACTCTTTGAATTTTTCAAGGGAATATGCTCCTGTTTCTAATGCTAATTTTTTCACTGCTTCGGCTTCCGCATTGATTTGTTCTTCCAATTTAAGTTCGGCTCTTTTTTGCTCGATAACGTACAGGTCTTGCAGAAGTTTTTGTTGTTCAGATATGTAATCGTTCAGTTTCTTGAATTCGGTATTTTGCTTATGGTGAGCATCAGTATTGTCGTTTGTTACCTTGGTGTTGTCTCCAGTGCTACCTGAATATTGTCTGAGTTCGCTATCATCGAATACAGGAGTCAAAGCAGTGTTTAGGATCGTTTCCTTTTGCATCTTGATATATTCTGCTTCTGCCTCTTTTGCTATGTCGCGGATACCTTCGTAATAGTCCCATGCTGCATTGGTAGCGTCTGATAATTCTTTCTCTCCAGTCGCACCAAAGAATTCGAACATATTTGACAAAATTTTGTCGGTCATTCCACCCTCTCTAAATGCTTTAATTGCCCTTGCTGCTTGGTCGTATGCTGCTCTTGCCTCAGCCATTTGTCGCTGAGTAGTTTCGAATCGAATTCTTGCCCCTTCCTGTTTTGCTCTCGCTTCTAATTGTTGGTCTAATTTTGTGTATTCTTGCCTTGCCTGACGCACGAAGGCTGCCTCATCAGAAAGATTCTTTAATGTTGTTCCGTACTTGTTATTGATGTCGGTAATCAATTTACTTCGTTCCCTTGAACCTTGATTCGTTTCCAATAGGGCATCGAACATCAATTTGAGTTCAGTTTTTTCCCTGTGTACGTTCACTGCGACTGTGTCAGTTGCTGAACGCAGTTCTTCCTGTGCTGCTACAAGTTTTCGCGTACCTTCTCCTGCTGCCCTCATTTGCATTGCAATCTCAGCAATAACCACTAAGGCGATACCCACTATGTTCTGCTGAATCATTCGCCCCAATCCTGCGAATGCTTGACCAATGCCATTTAATACCCCCTTCATACCTCCTACGCTTCGTGCTAAGTTCATGAATGAAGAAGCCATCAATTTGTTGTACAGTAAGGTCGATTTGACTATGATTTGGTAACGAATCCATATCTTGATAACCGATACCAAAGTGTCTAAGATCAATTCAAGATTGTCGGCTAAAAAGCGAATCGCTTTTGTGAAGGAAGTACCTGCACCCGTAGCGTCATTAACTTTCAATAAGTACCCTTCCCATGCAGAAGTCAGTAGGAATAATGAACCTTGAATCGAATTTAACTGCGTGTCCGCCATTGCTTTTGATGCCCCTGCCGCATGGTTGTATGTATCGCTTAGTTTCTCAACCTTATCTTGATTCTCGCTCAGGATCAATAACGAAGTTTGTGCCGTTCGTCCTACCTCATCGAATGCGTCTTTAAGGTCAAGCCCTTTTTCGCTCAATTCCTTTAATGCACCTTTGGCATCCTTTCCAGTCATAGCCATGTCGGTAAAGATTCTTCGCAGGGAAGTACCTGCTTGTGAACCTCGAATACCATTGTCTGCCAAAACTGACAGGTACGCTGATGTTTGTTCAAGGGATATACCTGCTGACTTTGCCACAGGCGCAACATATTTCATGGATTCAGCGAACTTCTCCATATCGAGTGCCGATGAGTTGAAGGATTTCGCCATTACGTCATTCACCCGTTGCATATTGTTTGCATCGATTCCAAATGCCCTCATGGTTGCTCCTGCCACTTCTGCTGCTCGTCCTAAGTTAGTTCCAGTCGCCCCTGCTAAGTTCAATACTGATTCGGTTGCGTTTAGGATTTCATCCTCTGAGAAACCTAACTTTGATAACTCAGTTTGAAGCGTTCCTACCTCAGAAGCCGTAAACCTTGTTGTTGCCCCTAATCGCTTTGCATCGGTTTCCAATTTAACTATCTCCCCTCTTGACTTGCCTAATATGGAAGCAAGATTCTGCATTGATTGGTCGAAGTCCTTAACAATACCGAATGCGCCTTGAATTACGCTACCTGCGGTAAACGCTAACCCCAATTGACCTAATGCATTCTGCAATCCTCCTAATGCCTCTCGGTAGTTTCCTACGTTCCGGAAGTTATCTCCTACGGTCTTGTCAAGTTTTTTAAGTTGAGCATCACCCTGTTGGGCTGCTTGAGTTGTCCTTTGGTATTGCGATTGAAGATTGCGCCACTCTGCAGTGTGCTTCTTCCCGTTGGCTTCTAATTGCAGAAGTTCTGCGCCTAAACGCTTGGATTCATTCTTTAACTCCCTTGTGTTTTTTTCAAGTTGCTTGTAAGCATTTGCCTCGTCTTGAGCCACTTTTGCCGCCCGTTCAGATTGCTTCGTTAATCGCTCCTGTTCACGTTGCCTATCGCGATCGGTCTTTATTTGTTGTTGTTCAGTTCTAAGCCGTTGTTGTGCCACCTTCTCTGATTCCTGCATCGCCTTTTGCATTTGGGCATCTGCTTGTGCCTTCATGCGTTCAATCTTGATGGATTCTTCCATCAGTTTATTGGCTTGTCGTGTAGCGTTTACGAATTCATTAACCGATTTCGTTGAATCGAACTTTGCGCCACCTACTGCAGATTTCATTGAATTTGCTATCTTCTTGAATTCAGCATCAAGTGAATGCAATTGGTCGATTGTTTTCTTTGCAGATTGCCTGATACCCTCGAATATGTCTTCCTTTTCGAATAGGTCGGTACTTCTAATTCTTTTTGCCATGCTCTATGTCATTTGTGCGTTTAAATTCTTCCAGTAGAGTAAAATATTCCCCTGTTGTAATCTCCTTCACCCGTAGCCAATAGCCTACGAACTTGGATAAATGGACTAAGGTCTGCTCGATAGTCATGCTTACCCCATTATTCGATAACATTATTTTGAGATTCTCCTCCTCTATCTCTAACAAAGTTAGTGAAAACTTGTCTTTGTTTAGGATGTAGTCAAGTTGTATTTGCGCTTTTGTCTGAATTAACTTCATCAACGCCTTATAGTGCTTCGTCATGCCGTATTTCTTCAGATAGGCATCATGGATACGTTCCCATGCCTGTTCGTCCTTCTCAGGCGTTCCTATTGTGCCACACCTAACAAAGTGAATGTTGCCTTCAAGACATTGCAACCAATTAAACAGGGGAAGGTCATCGATTGACTGATAGTACCCTGTTAATTTCGTTTCGGTATCTCCGGAGGAGTTCGTACGCCAATTTGTCCATGTTGTCGTCAGTAAGCCCGATGATTGCCTCAGTATATTTGTAAAATAAATTTTCAGTTTCTCCCTGTTCATTTTCTTTTAATGGATCAGCATCGATTTCGATGTAATTAGTATAAATATAGATTATCATGGAGTCATAAAATTCTCCAGTATCTTTTAAAGTGTAGTGCGTTCCTGCCTTTTTTAATGGGTTAATTTTTTCGGTAAACTCAGAATAATACCCAATGATGTCCCCGTCCATATCAATCCCTTTTTTGAATAATTGTTCGTTCCGGATGAGGTCTAAAATCCACTTCCTGAAGATAGGATCGTTGAAGGCGTTTCGCCAAAAATATTGTTCGGTTAACATCAGTGATGACCTGTTCAAAAGTTGCCCTAAAACTGTCTCCATTAACTTCATTTCTTCTATTTTTTATTAAATTTTTACCTCCGTGGAATCCCTGTCTCATGGCGCATCCGTCACTTCTCGAAAAAAATGACCTACGACCTGTTAGAAGGGGTAAAGTCGCTTAGATGCGCTTATTTTGCGCCTCAGAGCATTTCAATATAACGCCATTTTTACCCAAAAAACACCATTTTTTACCCCAATTTTGACCACTTTTTTTGCCCTTTTTTGAGTCCATTTTTGTCAATTTTGAAGGTAAAAATAAGGGGCATATTTCGAAAAATACACCCCAAATTTTTGTGTCAATAACCACCGAATTATTACACTGCGGTGAAAGTTAATGAACCTGTGAATCCAGTTTTAACGACACTCAAAGTATACGAATCACCCGTAACGAAGGAAGCCAATAAAACGTATTGTCCATCGACTGGCTCAGACACTGCGGTAATAGGGAATACTGCCGCGTTGGTGTTATCGTAGATCGAGAAATCTGCTAATACTGCCCCTTTGAATTTCAATGGGTTAAGTGCAGTTCCATAGTCGAAGGTAGCATCCACTTGGATAGAAGTGTTAGCCACTTGAACAGGATTGATAAGATTAACATCCAATAAACCTTTCAAGGTGTTGAAGTCAATTGCCTCATCTGCCGTAATCATCCACATGGTTGACTCATCGAAGAATCGATTGAAGTCGAATGCTAACATGATCTTTTGAACTGTTGAATCAGTTGCAAACATCATAGTTGGATTCCATGACTGATTGTCCACAGGGATTGGATATAAGTAGTCACCCACTTTGCTACCCACTAATGAACCATTGATGTCAACGATGTAAACACCGAATTCTACGCATCTTCCGGAGGATAATTTCCCTAAGAATTGAGGCGTTGCATCATAAGCCCAAAGTTCGCCTGTGAAAGATCGCTTCCCTTGACGAAGGTAAGCCATGCGCCCTGAGTTCGCTTCTTCGAACACTGTTTCCGCCTTCGGCATCTCCACGTTCTCGAATG